AGTCAAAGCTCCGGGCGGAGCTGCGCAGCGGGCCGAACCCGTGGCAAACGTGGAGCCAGTACCTCTACCGGCTTTCCACGATCCTGGACGTGAAGAATACCGCGTTTGTCGTGCCGATTCTGGACGACTTCGGAGAGGCGTGCGGATTCTATCCGATCCTGCCGATCCAAACAGAGGTCGTTCAGGACACTCAGGGGAACCCGTGGCTGCGCTTCCAGTTCGTCACCGGGGAGCGCGCGGCCATGGAGTTGGGCCGGGTGGGCATTATGACCCGTTTTCAGTACAAGGACGACCTTTTCGGGGAGAGCAACGGAGCGATGAACCCGACGATGCAGCTGATCAGCATGCAAGAGCAGGGGATCGCCGAGGGAATCAAGACCGGGGCTACCTTCCGATTCATGGCGAGGGTGACGAACTTCACCAAATCGGAGGATTTGGCCAGGGAGAGGAATAAGTTCAACCGGAACCAGATGGCAGATGGGACTGGCGGGATCCTGCTGTTTCCAAACACTTATTCGGACATCCACCAGATCGATCAGAAGCCTTACACGGTGGACGCGGACCAGATGAAGCTGATCCAGGAAAACGTCTTCACGTATTTTGGGACTAATTTGGACGTGCTGGAAAATAAGTGTTATGGCGACGCCTGGAACGCATTTTATGAAGGAGCGATCGAGCCGTTTGCGATCCAGTACAGCGACGTGACCACCCGGATGACGTACAGCAAGCGGGAGATCGCCGCGGGGAACAGGTTTTTCGCCACGTCCAACCGGCTGCAATACATGAGCAATGCCGACAAGCTCAAGGTGTCCGCCCAGATGGCGGACCGGGGCCTGATGTACGTGGACGAAATCCGCGACATCTGGAACCTGCCGGAGCTGCCGGACGGGCTGGGCAAGCGGCTGCCGATTCGCGGCGAGTATTACGACGCGGCAAAGACCAGGGACAAAAAGCCGGAGCCGGAGAAGGCCCCGGAGAAACCGGCAGAGGAGGAAAACGAAGATGCCGAAACTGCAAATTCCTGATTATATCCAGGAGCGGCTGAACGCCGGGAGGGAGTTCCGGAGGATGGCGGAGCCGCTGGAGATCCGCGCCGGCGGAGAGGAAGAAATGATCGTCGAGGGGTACGCGACCACCTTCAACTCGCCCTATGAGCTGTACAGCTATGACGGCTACACCGTGATGGAGCAGGTGGACCCGGCGGCCTTTGAAGGCTGCGACATGAGCGACGTGATCATGCAGTACGACCACCACGGGCGGGTCTTTGCCCGGAACCGGAACCACACGCTGGACCTGTCCGTGGATCAGCACGGGCTCAAAACCATCGGCCGGCTCAACGGCACGGAGCTGGGGCGGCAGGTCTATCAGGAGGTCCAGGGAGGCTATTCCGACCGGATGAGTTTTTCCTTCACGGTGGCCGAGGACAGCCGGGTGGTGACCGAGGATCACGAGACCGGGATCGTCACGGTGCTCCGGACGATCAAACGGATCAAAAAACTTTACGATGTATCTATCGTGTCGATCCCCGCGAACGACGCGACAGAAATATTCGCCCGCGGCATGGCTGACGGAGAGATCAGCTGGGCCCAGCAGGAGTTGCTGAAGTACCGGGCGCGCATCAGACAGCGCGAGGCGCTGGCACTCAGAATCAAACTATCGAATATCGGAGGTATGTAACATGAATTTCACCCGCGAACAGATCATGGCCATGGATGCCGCCGGCCTGGACCAGGCCCTCACCGAGATCCGCAGCCACATGAACGACGAAGACGCCGACCTGGACAACCTCAACAACGCCGTTGACTGGATCGAAGAGCGGCGCACCGCGCTGCGCGAAGCCGAACAGCGCCGGGCGCAGCTGCGCACCCGCATCGCCAACGGCGACGAGGGAACGGTGGTCCGCAGCATGAGCTTCGGCAACCCCGCTCCCCGGACCTATTCTGCCGATTCCCCCGAATACCGCACCGCCTGGCTCAAAAACGTGGCCGTCCGCAACGGCCGCCGGCTGCTGGGCGATCTGACCGAGGCGGAGCAGCGCGCCTTCACCTTTATGACCAGCAACACCGAGGCCGTCGTGCCCGTGGAAACCATGAACCGGATCATTGAGCTGGTCGAGAGCATGTCTCCCATCCTGGATGACGCCGCGCACAGTGCTATGACGAAGGGCTTCGCTATTCCCAGGCATAAGGCCATCGTCGCCGGCGACGCGACCACCACCGCTGAAGGTGTCGCGAACGAGGACGAAGAGGACAGCTTCGATCTGCTGGAGCTGACCGGCGTCGAAATCAAAAAGCATGTAAAGATCACGAGAAAGATGGAATTCCAGTCCATCGACGCCTTTGAAAGCTGGCTGGTCCAGCACCTGGCGAAGCGCATTGCCGTTGCCAAGGAAACGCATATCCTTTCCAGGCTGGACGACGCCACCTACGGCATTGCCGCCGCCAACAAGCTCACCGGCAAGGACTATGACGACAAAACGATCCGTACCATCCGCGCGATGATCAAGGGCAATGGCGAGGTCAAGGTGTACGCCAACCGCTTCACCATCTGGAACGGCCTGGCCGGCATCGAGCAGGGCGACGGTACGAAGGCGTTTATCCCGAACAGCATGGTCAACCCCGAGGTCGAGGGCCTGCTCTACGGCGCGCCTGTCCGCCGGGACGAAAACCTGGCCGACAACGTGGCATATTTCCTGGTACCTGCCCGCCTCCTGGTCAACGACTTCGACGCCCTGACCGTGGCCCGCGATACCGAGGTCACGTCCTTTGTGACGACCGTCGGCGCTTACAGTCTCTTTGACGCCGGTCTGGAAGAGCCCATGGCTGCCGTCAAGGTCACTTTCACCGCTCCCGCGCCCTGATAAGGAGGTCCGGCGATGCTCGACAAAGTAAGACTGGCGCTCAGAATCACGTCCAATGCTTATGACGAGGACCTGCAGGGGCTGATCGAGGCCGGGCTTAAAGACCTTGGGCTCGCCGGCGTCCTGAGCGAAAAGGTGAACGACCCGCTGATCCAGCGGGCCGTGATCACCTACTGCCGGTGCAACTTCGGCAGCCCGGAGGATTATGACAGGCTGAAAAAATCCTACGACGAGCAGAAGGCGCAGCTGCAGATGGCGACCGGCTATACAGACTGGGGGCTGAACGAATGAAGCGCTACGGAACGATCGAACTGGTGTCCGACATGCCGGAAGCGCACGGCGTTCATGAAAAGGCCGAGCAGCTTCCCCGGTTTAACTATTGCGAAATCAAATCCGTGAACCGGCGCGAAGCGTATGAGGCTATGAGCCACGGGTTCCACCCGCAGTATGTGTTCGTGCTGGCCCAGGCGTTCGACTATCACGGTGAAAAGCAGCTCCGGTATGACGGGGCGCTTTATAACATCCTCCGCTCCTACGAGACGGAGACAGACAGCATTGAACTGACCGCGGAAAGGGTGAGCGATTGATGGATGAATACGAAGCGTTGATCGCCGCCCTGGAAGCGACCGGCATCCCCTTCGCGGAGGACGGCTGGGATACCAGGCCGGAAATGCCCTACGGCGTATACGCCATCGATGAAGATGCGGGGGCGCTGTGGGCTGACGACCGGCTGATCAGCCAGGGGCTGCGGGGCACGGTGGATGTGTTCACCGGCATGGGGGCCGGACGAATCGACCGGAGCGTCATTGAAAACGCGCTGGCCCAGGCAGGGCTCAGCTACCAGTTCATGTTCCAACGGTATGAGGCCGGAGGCGGCCATGGATCCAGCTCCAGGCATTTTGTGGAGGGCGACCGCCTGATGCACTATGAATGGGAGTTTGAGGTGATCGACGACCGGGAGGGGGAATAAGATGGGATCCATTTATTCCTCCGGAATTGACGACATGATTGAGGAACTGGAACGGCTGGAAGAGGACGTCGGGCAGGCGCTCGACGACATGATGGACGCCGCTCTGGCAGAGGTTGAATACTCCTGGCGGCAGTCGGCGCAGAATCATGGCTTTGAGCCGCCCGGAAAGTCCGGCAAAGGTACGGGCAGCATGATCGATTCCATCGGCCATACGCCCATCCGCAAGGGGAGAAACGGCAGATACTCCGAGGTGCTTTCCGGCGGAAAGGACGAGAAGGGTTATCCAAACGACGTGAAAGCCTTCTACCAGCACGCCGGTACCGAAAACATCTATCCCACTTATTGGGTGGAAGAGGCGGAAGCTATGGCGCGGCCCGCCGTCGAGAGGCACCAGGAAATGGTGTGGGAAAAATATATCAACAAAAGCTAAAGAAGGAGCAGTTTTGATATGGCATTTATTGGAATGAGACACGTCGTGGCAGCTCCGCTGACGGCGCATCAGCCCGGATCGGAGCCGACTTACGGCACCGGTTTTGCCGTAGGGCTTGGCATGAGGGCCAACCTGACCATTAACCACAACGATAACCCGCTGTATGCGGAAGACTCGATCGCGGAAGACGACAACGGCATTACCAGCATGGAGCTGGAGCTGGGCGTGGACGATCTGACGGACGAGGTTGAGGCGAACATGGGGCTGGTCAAGAAGGTCGAACAGACGACCGGTTCCGGCCAGAGCGCCGTGACTACCGCCACCTATTACGACACGGACGAACCCAGCAAGGATCTCGGCGTCGGGTATATGCGCGTGCGGCAGAAGGGAAATAAAATAACCTTCCAGGCCCTCTGGATCTTCAAAACGAAGTTTGCCAAACAATCTGAAGAAGCCAAAACCAAGGAAGAAAAAATCGAATGGCAGACGCCTACCGTCAAGGGGCGCTGCTGCGGCCTGAACGTGGGTGGCAACGGAGAGATTCGTTTCCGCAAGCGCCGTACTTTCGATACCGAAGCGGAAGCTGCCGCCTGGCTGGACGAGCTGGCACACATCACCCCTTAAGCCTGACCCTATCGGGGATCACGTTAGGGTCGGGACTAACGCTGCAGCCGGCGTTTGATCCACAGACTTTTGAGTATTCCGTCGATGTGCCCAGCAGCATGACGACCATTCCGGCGATGACGCTAAGGAAAGCTGTCTATGCAACCACATGGGGCGATACAGCGGAAACTCACATGAACAATCGTTACAGCTCTCCCATTTCCTATGAGTATTTTTCGCCGCCAGGTGTGATGAGAGTGTATGAAGAAAGCAAAAGAAGTTTCACGATTGTAACAAATGCGGAAAGGGAAGCGCTTCACGACAATGAGTTTGTTCAGCAAGAAATGGACATGATCAAATTCACTGGCAGCGGAAGCGACGCTGCCGGTGCGATTGTGAGAATTTACATCACCAATACTGATGGAACCACAAAAGTTACCAAGATCACCTTCAACCGAGTGAGCGCATAGTTTTAGGCCAGAGACGGTTTTCCGCCTCTGGCATCCTTTTGAAAGAAGACAGGAATGAGACAGTTTCAGCTATCCAATCAAAGCTACCGCTTTACCATGAACATGCTGGCGCTGCAGCGGCTGGACCAGCTGCGGCCCGGCATGGACATGGGAAAGCTGAAGAAGCTGGCAGAGACCACCGTGGGCCTGCTGGACCTGATGCAGGCCATGACCGGAGAAGACCGGGAAACGCTGGCGGCCCAGATGCTCAAGAAGCTCGCCGCTCTCCCCGCTCTGCGGAAAACGCTGCTCGACGAAATCACCGAAGGGCTTCGGGTGGAAGCCGTGCAGGCGGACGAGGACCGCGAGGTGGACGTCGTCCTGGAAGATCTGATGGCAAAAGAAGCCGGCGGCAGGCTGACCTACCGCCGGATGATTTTTATGGGATTAGCGGCCGGGCTGACACTGGAAGAGATGGGACCGCTGGCCCCCGGCCTGGTGTGCGATCTGTACGCCTACCGGATGCGGTACGACGACGAGCAGCACGGGATCAAACGGAAGAAGCGAGAGATTTATGACTGACGCCAGTTGGTCTTCAGGACGGCGTTCAGGGCTTGTCGTTCCGCCTCTGCGCTGCCGTTAAAATCGGCCACGGAGGAAAGCCAGTCCACCTTTTTTCTGTACAGCAATTCTTCAGCCGGGTACGGCCAGTTTATTTTTCCACCATACTGTTTGCGCATGTAGGCCTCCGCTTCGGGCAGCGCCTTGGTGAGGGGAAGACCAGCGTGCAGGAGTTTTTCGACGGTATCCTTATAGGTCCGTTCTTCCTGCGACATCGGCTCCCAGGCCGTGAGGCGGAAGGCAAAGCAAACTACGGCGAATACAAGCAAAAGAACGTACTTCAGCATACCATCACCCCGCTTTCCGTCTCAATTATAACCAGAAAAAGCATGAAAGTCAAGGAGGCCGACCCATGGCGGCAAAAAAGCAGGCAAAAATCAGCACACATGTAGAAGTCACCGGGGAGGCTCAATATAAAAAGACGATTGCCGACTGCCGAAAAGAAGTCGAGCTGTTCAATTCCGAGCAAAAGCTCATTGAAGCGCAGTTCAAAAACACCGGGGACCAGGAGCAGTATAACGCCAGCATGGCGGATTTGCTGAGAAGAAAGCTGGCAGCCCAGAACAAGGAGGTCAACGCTTCCGCAGAATATCTGCAGAAGCTGAGCAATAAAGGCGTAGATCCGACAAGCGCTTCATATGTCCGCTGGGCTAAAACACTGGACCAAAGCAGAGCCGATTATATTAACACGCAGACCGAGCTGAACAAGCTGCTTGAAAAGCAGCACGCCGCATCCGGCGAGATGGCCAAGAACGGCCAGGAAGCGGCAGATGGATATACCAATCCTCTGATCACGGGCCTGACCAAGCTGAAAAAAGTGACGGACTATGTCGGCGGTGTCGGCGGCGACATGAATTTTACCGCGTTAAACACAGCCATTGGCAACCTGCAGAAGATCATAGACCCGGAAAAAGAAAATGACTTTTTAAACGGGCTTAGAGATACGGCAAGCGAATTGACTGCCGTTCAGCAGGTGTCTAAGGGGATTTCCGGTCTAATCAGCGCGGCAATTGCTAACCCGACGATGGCCGGTATCGGTGCGGCGGCTGCTCTGCTGCTGAGCTTGGACGATATAGAGCAGGCTCTTAACGAGCTGGAGCGTGAGAGGCAATTTGCCTGGGTAGATCAGCTGAAAGCACTGGACGCGGGGATCAGCGAGGAAGGCATCGCGGCAATCAAGAACGGCATCCAGCGGGGTATCAAAGAAGGAGTCAATGAAGCTGATGTAGCCAACGTTATTGGGCGTGAGGTGGCGGAAGGATTTGCTGCCAAGAGCTTCCAGTTGGTAACAAGCGGATACGGCACCTTGGAAAACGTCGGCGGGGCAGCAGCATTTGTGAAAATGGTCACCGACAAGGAAACTACCGCAGCTAAAGAAAAAAGAGATCAGGATACGGATCAGATGCTGGCCGAAATCGATGCTGCGCTGTTGGCCGAGGATACACAGAGAGCCGACGAGTTACAGGCACAGCTGGGTCAGATTCAGGAGGCATATGAGCAAACCATAGATCAGATCGAGGCGAACCGCAACGAACTGGTCAGTCATGTGGCCACTGGCAGCATGAGCCTGCTGGACGAGAGCGTGGACGTGGACGCACTGAACCAGCAGATGGAAAAAATGGCCTTATATGCAGAAGCACTGCAGAAAATGGGCATTACCAGCCCGAACGGAGAGATGTCATCCGTATTTACGTTCGATGAAAACGATACAGTGACCGGGCTGAGCGATTACGCCCAGCGGCTCGCGGACCTTTGGAACCTCACAATAGAAGATTTCCAAGGTTCAGGCATTTTCACCATTGCAGACCGGCTGACGAAGGAGCTGGGCGAAGCCTCCCAGGAGGCGCTGGGCGGGGAGGGCGTCGGTGTTCTGGCGGATCTGTTCAGCACCTGGGCGGATGCCGGGATGCTGAAGGACGTGGACTTTTCCGAAGCCAGCGGAGCTCTGCTGGCAGCCTACCGCGCTTCCCTGCTGAAGAACGCCGCCGGAGAGGATCAGAAATTCGACCGGGACGAGCTGCTGAACGTGCTGGGCGGAGATGAATTTCAGGAGGCCGGAAGCATGGCCGCGGGCGGCTATGCCGGCGGTATCCGGAATGGGACCGGGGATGCGGACGCTGCCGGCCGCGAGCTGGCGAACAGTTCTGTAGCCGCTACGATGGAAGCGCTGGATGAAAATTCCCCGTCCAAGGTATTTGAAGAGATCGGCGGCAATGCTGCGGCTGGGCTGGCCAACGGCATTTATGAGCGGGCGGACGAAGCGATCGCCGCGGCGCGGTGGCTGGCTGATTCGGTCGCGTCGATTGTGCAGGAAGCGCTGGACATCCACAGCCCGTCCAAGGTGTTTGAGGAGCTGGGCTCCTTCACCGCGCTGGGCTTTGCGGAGGGCATCGAGAACACCGAGCTGGCTGTCAACAGGGCCATTGACAGCATGATCCGCGTGACCAGCGCGCTGCCGGTGATGCAGCTGGGCGGTATGCCGGCGGCTGCTCCGGAGGGCCTGCCGGGCCGGCAGGGAGGAGCTGCGCGCAGCGGCGCAGCCGGGAACATCAAAGCCTATGTCGTACTGGACAAAACGATCGTGGGCGAGATGCTGGCCCCGGTGGTGGACGGATTTATCGGCGCGGAGCTGCAGGCGAGAAGATGAGCCATAGAACCATAAACGAGGTGCAAACGAAATGCGCAGCCTTCACGTTTTTTGCAACGGACAGTCCTTGGAGACCGTCAGCAGCCTGATCCTGATCCGGGACATCGTGGACGGGGTTCCGCAGACGGAGCTGAATTACGGGGAGAACCCGGGCCGGCCCGGCCAGCGCCTGCTGATGCGCCGGCGGGTCAGCAGAAAGGTCAATATCATATTCGCCATCCGGGAGCTGAGAGACCTGGCCAAACGGGCGGACATCGTGGACTGGGCGAACGCCTGGGCCCAGGACGGCGTATTGAAGATCAGCAACCGGCGGCATCAGAAGCTGCGGGTGATCTGCGCGGAGTGGGCGGCCATCCAAAAGCCCCGGGACTATACCGAAGAGTTTACCATTTCCTTTGAAGCGCCCTGGCCGTACTGGGAGGAAGAAAACCCAGCCAAGCTAACGCTTACCGGCGCTTCCGCCAGCGGAACCCTGACCTGCGTCGGATCCGCCCCATCCCTGGCCAGGGCGACGATCACCCCCACGGGAGGGACGCTGACCAGCATGACCCTGGAGCTTGGAGAATCCCTGATCACGCTGAACAGCCTGTCCGTCGCAAGCGGGGCGGCGCTGACCATTGAATACGATGAAAGAAATCTCCTTCGGATCAGCTCCGGCGAGAATCAGCTGCTGAGCAAACGGACGGAGGACAGCACGGACGACCTGATGGCCCAGCCGGGGCTGAACCACGCGGCCTTTACGGCCAACACGGCCTGCACGGTCAATCTGGAGGTGTGCGGATCATGGCTGTAAAAATTCCGCGGGCCCGGCTGCCGCGGCTGCTGACGCTGGAAAACAACGTCTGGCGGGAAGAGCGCCGGCTGTACCCCACCGCGGCGAACCTGCATCTGAAGCTGAACGGGATCAGCCAGTCCGGGCTGACCATGGAGCCGGCGGACAAAGAGCTGGACATGCACGCCTTTGTGGAGATCTACACCGTCAAGGGCAGCGCCGGCATCTACCGCGTCACCAACCCGTCCCACCGCGCGGGCGTCTCCAGCACGTACACGCTGCAGCACGCCATCGACACGCTGAACGACTGCCTGTGGAAAGCGCAGACAGATTTCAAGGGCACGGCGCGGGCGTTTCTGCAGGGCGTTCTGGCCTGCCAGAACGACGTGTACTGGCAGCTGGGGACCTGCGAGGACAGCGGACAGTATAAGAAAACCGGCATCAACTATGACAAGGCCCTTGACCTGCTGCTGGAATTTGCGACCAGCCGGCTGGACTATTATCTGAATTTTGACTTTACGACATGGCCGTGGACGCTGCACTGGAAAGCGCTGCCGATGGACGTGCGCGCCGAATGGCGGGCCAGGCGGAACGTGCGCAGCTGCTCCATCACCAAGAACGACGCGGAGCAATGCACCAGGCTGTATTACACCGTCAGCCCTCCGGAAGGACAGGAGGCGGACCCGACCGTACATGTGCTGAACAATCTGGCGGCTCAGGCCAGGCCGGGCGTGGGGATCATCGAAAAGGCGATCACCATCGACGCCGACGTGGTTGCAGATCCAGCAGCTGAGGCGCAGCGGTATCTGGCGGACCATGAATATCCGGGCGTCCAAGTGACGGTGGACGGATATGAATATTACCGGCAGACCGGAGACAGCCTGGACTGCTTCGACCTGGGGATCCTGACCCGCTGCCTGGTGGAGGGCATCGGCCCGGTACGGGAAAGACTGGTGGGGCTGGTTTATCCCGACCTGTTGGATGACGGAGAGCATGTCTCTGCCGAAATGGCCACCAGTCTGCCGCGCTTCAGCGAATCCCTGCTGCAGGCGGCGAAGGCGGCAGCCAGCGCCGGCCGGCGCGCGTCTTCCGCCGCCAGCAAGGCGAAAGAGGAAGCGGATGAACAATACCGGCACTGGGTCACCGAAAACAAGGTTTATAAGGAATCCGTTTTCAAGATCATGGGCGTGGTGCTGGATGAAAACGGGAACGTCGTTTATGAGCAGGCCAAGGATCAGCAAGGCAACCCCATCTACGACCAGGAGGGCAAGCCTGTTTATGTGCTCGACGATGCCGGGAACCCCAAGCCCGTATACGACCCGGACAGCGGCGGCAGCCTCTCCGGGATCACCAAGGAAACCGCCCAGAATTACACCCGCCTCTATGAGCTGACCGGGGTGAACGCCCTGGGCGAGAACGAGACGATCCTGACCCGCGTCCAGCAGAACGCCCGGCAGTACGCCATCGATGCCGTGGAGAATAATATGTCCGGGTATCTGCGGATCGATGCCTTTTCCACCAAGCTTGGGAATGAGCTGACCGGGGCAAACGGCGAAACCATCGCCGCCAACATTGTCACCAAGATCAACGGCAACCAGGGAACCATCTACCTGAATTCCGATCACGTCAAGCTGAAGGACGGATCTATCATCACCGCTACGACCCTGGATGCGCGGCTGGCGAATATCGATGCGGTCGTTGCGCAGACGATTTCCGCAGGAACCTTTCTGAGCGCAAGCACCGGGAGGTTCAACACCCTCTGGGTAGAATCACCAGGAGCGAACGGCGCGACCAACACCGCCCAGGTGAACAACGCCATCAACGGACTTTACGAATACACACCGACCGAAGAAGGGAAGATCGGGTTCCAGTTCACCACCCTGGCGAACCCGACAAAACAATCTATAAATTTTAATATTGCCGACACGAAATACTTCAAGGACCGTGTCGGCATTGAAGCTACCGGGCTGACCGTTACAGAGATCGGAGAAGCACCCTATAACAATCATTCCGCGGATGAAATCACCACCCCGGAGATCAAGGCCGGGACCTCTGCCAAATATTACCTGATCCAGGCCACCGCGAAAGACGGCACGACCACCGTTTACAAGAAGTTCACCCTTCCGGCAGCCTCCGCTCCGCCTGTGACCGCTTCGATTGACGACATCACCGGCACGTCTATCGCTGCCAACCATATCAAGGACACATCGATCCCTCTGACCGCCTCCGGGACGAATGTCGCCGCCTACACGGAAAACCTCACCCTGGAAGAAACCACCTACCAGGTCGGCTCGATCACGCGGCCCTGCGTCGTGCTGAAGCTGGACGGCAGCGTCATCGGCCGAATATATACCGGGAATTCCTATAACCGGGGCTGGGACGCTGCCGCTGACGTGGTCGACCTGCCTGTCGGCTCCGCATCGCCTGGGCAGTCCATGGCGCTGTCCGTGCCATACAAAAGAACAGCCAATGGAACGACCACCAGGGGGACGGATCAGATCACCTATACGCTTCGGGTCGATCAGAAATATGCGTATATCAGCACGGTCGGCGGAAATGATTCTGTCATCAACTACGCCAAGTACGAACACAACCAGTACACCCTGGGTCAGAACTCCGTCTCCGCTTCCCTCCCTACCGGCACGCCGCCGGCCGGGACGAACGCTTCGGAGCTGTCCCCTGGGACCTACGCCCTGACGCTGACGAAGGGCAGCACCCCTTCCGTGCTTGGGTATTACACCGTCCCGGCCGCAGCCGTGGTCACCCCGAAGGTCAGCAAGGGCAACTGGGGCACCGGGACCGACGCCGGGAAGATCACCTTCACCGCCGGGACCACCGGAGACGACACTGCCTCCGTCGCCCTGTCCGTGGGCGTTACCCCGGGGACCGGCTCATCTACCATCCTGAAGGTGAAGGACGGACAGGACGAAACCGGGGCGAACCTGACGCTCTACGTTCAGGGGGACGATCAATACTGCTACATTACCAACACCGCCGTCACCCCGAACGCAAACAATACCCTGGCGCGGATCACCAATCCGAAGACCGCTCCCGCCGCCTCCATTGACAGCATCGTCCTGCGGAAAGCGGGCGGGGTCGAGTATGTATACGTGGACGATGACCGGGAATTTGCCGTATACGTCCAGGCCACCGGCACGAACGTCAGCGCCAAGGACGAAACCCTCTATATCGACGCGGGGGATGCGGTCGATCACGGGAAAAGACTTGTTACCGCCGTCCTGGCGGAAACCGCCACCTCTGCCGCAGCTCCGGCCACACTGGTCAGCGGGAAAACCTATAACCTTTACCGCGTCGTGGACGGAACCAGGGAAAGCAAAGCCGTTTCCTCCTACACCGTCCCCGCCGCTGCCGCTCCTGTCTCCGCCTCCATTGACGATCTTTCCGGCGTGGCGATTGATGAAAACGCTTTAAAATCTACCATCGCCATTACAGCCAGCGGCACGAATGTCGCCAGCCGCTCCGAAAATGTGAAACTGGCAAAAACCACCTATCCGGTCGGAGCTACGCCGACCAACTGCGTCACCCTGACCATGGACGGCGTGGTCATCGGCAGGATCAGCACCCAGTCCGTTTATATTGATGGCCGCGACAGCGTAACCATCACCAGCGTCGAGCGGGTTGCGTCGTGCGCCTTCGATCATGACGCGCAGACCGCCAAGCAGGACGTGAAGGTCACCCTGTCCAACGGCCAGTCCTACACCATCCATGAGGATTTCTCCGACGTGTACCGAGCCGGGCGAAACGGGACCGCCATCGACACCTTTGTCGATTACGCCGCGGACCTGTCCAGCGGGGGCGTCGTGTTTGATCCAGGAGTAGAGGAAGACGCAGACGGCGATCCACTGCGGATCGACCTGTCCGACATCTACCAGGCGGGCCAGAACTACACGCCGCCGGTCAAACACTGGTACACCTATTCGCCCACCGGCGGGG